ATTTAGTCGTTGCATTCCCAGGCGGTAAAGGTACAAATATGATGATTGCGATTGCGGAATCTGCGGATATTCCTGTCATAAAAATCAGCTGAAAACCCTTTACAATCTCTCCAAAACATAGTATTATTGCTTTTTGTTTATTGATAAAAGGAATCTATATGTCACTTGTTGAAAAACTACTCAAAAACAGTACTGTCAAACTTACAGACTCTTTGACAAAGTCTAAGGTTTACGGCAAAAAGGATATGGTGCCAACTTCGGTGCCTATGATTAATGTTGCTCTCTCAGGTCGTATTGATGGAGGATTGACGCCTGGACTTACTCTGGTGGCAGGACCATCAAAGCACTTCAAAAGTGCATTTTCTTTGCTAATTGCTGGGGCGTATTTACAGCATCACAAAGATAGTGTTCTTCTCTTTTACGATTCTGAGTTTGGAACGCCTCAATCTTATTTCGATTCTTTCAATATTGATATTGATAGGGTGGTTCATACTCCAATCACAAATATTGAAGAGTTGAAGTTTGATCTGATGAAGCAACTTGATAATATCGATCGAGGCGATAAGATTTGTATTGTGATTGATTCTGTAGGCAACTTAGCATCAAAGAAAGAAGTTGAAGACGCTCTCAACGAAAAGTCTGTTGCTGATATGACTCGCGCAAAACAGCTGAAATCGTTGTTTCGTATGGTGACACCGCATTTGTCTCTCAAAGATATCCCTTTGATCGCAATCAATCACATATATATGGAGCAAGGTCTCTATCCGAAAGCGATTGTGAGTGGAGGCTGTGTTGTTGAAGGTACTATGATTCAGACACCTAATGGGCTGAAAGCTATCGAGGATTTTAATGTAGGGGAAAAGGTGATAACGCTTGATGGCGAAAAAATTGTATCTCATGTATGGAACCCGGATACGCTAGAAAAGGGATATGCGGAATGTTATGAGATCGAATTTGAAGACGGATTTACAGTAATTTGTTCTGAAAACCATAAGTTTTTAGTGGAAGAATCTTGGGTAGAAGCAAAAGATTTGATAGTTGGTTCAAACTGTAAAACTTTGTAGTCGTTTTAGTGATTAGTTCGTGTCCAAAGTTATAAAAATATAAATATATTGAAGGTCGCGAGACGGCAATCTCCACCTTCTCTATGTCAAAAAATAACAAAGGACACAGCTATGAACTATTTAGCCGTATATAATAATCTTATCAAAAAACGTATTGACTGCCCTCTCTCTAAAGATGTTTATGGAGAAAACCACCATATAATTCCTAAATGTATGGGCGGATCCGACGATTTTGAAAATATAGTTAGATTGTCATATAAAGAACATTATATTGCTCATGCATGTTTGTATAAGCACTATAAAACTCCAAGTCTTGCTTATGCGTGGTTTTCTATGTGTAGAACTTCGCCTTCTTCTCAAAAAAGGAATATAACTTCTGCTCAATATAACATGGCAAAGAAAAACCGTTCTGAGGAATTGTCAATTGCAATGCAAGGCGAGGGTAACCATTTTTATGGAAAAAAACATTCTGAAGAAACAAAAAAACTAATATCGAAAAAAACTAAAAACAGAAAAAAAAGCCAGAGTGAAATAGACAATTGGGTGGAAAAGGTCGCAAAAAAACCTAAATCGAAAGAACATAGAAAAAAACTTGGTAGAAAAGGTTTGGTTATGTTGCAAAATATATACACTCATGAAATTGTGAGAGATGTAAAAGAAAAATATGACCCAAATATTTGGGTCAGCCCTAGAAAAATAAAACCCGAAAAACGTGTAAATTGTGTTCATTGCGGATTGATTAGTACCGGGGCGAATATAAGTAGATGGCATAATGATAATTGTAAAGAAAGGTGAATTATGAAAATTAAGAACATTGAGAAAATTGGCAAAAAGCCTGTTTATGATCTATCTGTAGAAAATGTTGAACATTACATATTAGAAAATGGTGTTGTGACTCACAACACGGGCGTGTATTATTCCAGCGACAATATCTGGATAGTCGGAAGATCGCAAGAAAAAGAAGGTACTGATGTTGCCGGATATCATTTCAATATTGCGATTGAGAAATCTCGTTACGTTCGAGAAAAGTCTAAGATTCCGATCACAGTTATGTGGGAAGGTGGAATCAATAAGTGGTCTGGGCTTATGGACGTAGCTCTCTCAGCAAACTATATCGCAAAACCTTCAAATGGATGGTATCAAAGAGTCGATCGAGAAACTGGCGAGTTAGTCGGTCAAAAGTATCGAGCAAAGGATATTGTTGCGAGTAAGGAGTTTTGGGAAAAAGTATTTACAGAAACTGACTTTGCGGAGTATATTAGAAAGGTATATTCCGTTGGTGAAACAAAGCTACTTTCAGATGACAATATTGAAGAAAATGGAGCAGTAGTTGATTGAAGAACTGGTTTTATCAAACCTGATACACAATGAAGAATATACAAGAAGGGTCATTCCCTTCTTGAAATCTGATTACTTTGATACAATTGAACAAAAAGAAATCTTCAAACATACATCAAATCATATTGAAAAATACAACACTTTACCGACAAAAGAAAGTCTTCGAGTTGAAGTAGAAAATACTTCAACTTATAATGAGTCTCAGTACAAAGATATCGTTTCTTTCCTTGAGAGTTTGACCTATGAGGAAAGAACTGATATTGATTGGCTGATTGATAAGACTGAGTCCTTTTGTCAAGACAAGGCAGTAATAAATGCGGTCAAAGAATCCATTGTTATCTTGGATGGAAAACACAAAACTCACAAAAAAGAGTCTATTCCGACCATTTTATCTGATGCTCTTGGCGTTTCTTTTGATGCCAATATTGGTCACGACTTTTTTGATAACTCTGATGAGAGGTTCGAATACTATCATAAGGTAGATGCTAGAACATCTTTTGATATTGAGATGTTCAATAAAATTACAAAAGGCGGTTTACCAGACAAATCTCTCACAGTTCTTCTTGGCGGTACTGGTGCTGGTAAAACATTGTTTATGGGGCATTTTGCTGCTGGTAATCTAATGAACAACAAAAACGTTCTTTACATTACTCTTGAAATGGCTGAGGAAGAAATCGCAAAAAGGATTGACGCCAACATACTTGATATTACTCTCGACGACCTTATGAATCTTCCGAAAACGACTTTTGATAATCGTATTACAAGAGCAAAATCAAAGTCTACGGGTAAACTGATTATCAAAGAATATCCAACAGCTTCAGCTAGTGCAGCTAACTTTCGCTATCTGATAAACGAACTGAGGCTCAAGAAAAACTTTGATCCCGATATTGTTTACATCGATTACATCAATCTTTGTACTAGCGCAAGGCTCAAAGACTCATCAAACTTCAACTCATATACTCTTGTCAAATCTATTGCTGAAGAACTTCGAGGATTGGCTGTCGAAATGTCAGTTCCTATCGTAACCGCAACACAGATGAATAGATCTGGTTTTATGGATTCAGACCCAGGTCTTGAAAATACATCAGAATCATTTGGCCTTCCAGCAACAGCTGATATGATGTTTGCAATCATCACTTCAGAAGAGCTTGAAAATCTTGGTCAGGTTATGATCAAACAGCTAAAGAATCGTTGGTGTGACATTAACTCACCAAAAAGATTTGTTGTCGGCGTTGATCGATCTAAAATGAAGCTATATGACGTTGACGATTCAATGAGTGGCGTACTAAACGAAGATGTTCCAGTTATGGACAACTCGAAGTTTGGAGAAAGATTTGATGAAGATACAAAAACACCATTCAAAAAGTTTAGAAAAAGAGGTAATAACGACTTTCACTAATGACTTACATTTACACAAAAAAGAAAAATAAACATCGCGTTATCGACAAATCAGTAAATAAAACTCTTGCGATTTTTGAAAATGAAACAATCGCAAAAGAAACGTGTTACAAACTCAATAATGGATATGGGTTTGGCGATTTTACGCCAGACTTTTTTTATGTGAAAAAAGAAGAGGCTTGACACCTCTTCTTTCAATTCAAAACGAGTTCGGTCAGGCAGAACCCCACTGACATGTATATGCTACCCTGACTGTTCCGATTGTATTTTGCTAAAACAACTTGCCGCTTGAGAATAAATCTCACTACAAACCCGCACACAAAATCTATTTATATATTTTTGATTTTTGGGTTTACAGAATCAGAAAAACAAGTTATATTGGTTCTATAAACACTGAATAAAAATCGCCCGATCTTGAAAAAAGAGCTTGACATCTGACGTCAAAAACCTTATATTATATTTATGAGGGAAGGCGCTCTGAGCCTTCTGAATCCCGAAAGGAGCTCTTATGAGCACGATGTTTGATTTTGATGACTGTCACGGTTCTGTTCCGGCCCACCAGCATCCGAATGGCGGTGGTTGGGTCGCCGATACCGCTTACGTCGCCGAAACTGCCTACGTTGGCCCAGATGCTCGGGTGTCCGACAAGGCTCGGGTGTTTGGTGATGCTGAGGTGTCCGGCAATGCTTGGGTGGCCGGCAATGCTCAAGTGTTTGATCGGGCTTGGGTGAGCGGCAATGCTCGAGTGTCCGGCTGGACTATGGTGTATGGTAATGCTCGGGTATCCGGCAAGACTATGGTATACGGTAAGGCTCGGGTGTTCGGCAATGCTGAGGTATCCGGCGATGCTTGGGTGTACGACTATGCTCGAGTGTCCGGCGATGCTCAGGTGTTTGGT